TTAAATTATCTTCTACCATACCGCCATCTTGATAGCCAGCTTCTTTTAAACGGTCAAATAAAACATTAGTTGTGTCTCCAGTTGACCTCAAGTAATCTGCTGTCTGCATATTTAATAACATTTGCAATGCATCTCTAGGTTCAACCTCTCCAGACATTACGGATGATTTTAATTCTTTTTTTCTTGGGTCTTTAAAATCTCTCATAAAAAAATCCATCATGGGTTTTTCAGACATTACTTTACCGCCATCTTGCATGTACCCCATACGATTTCTAACCTCTTCAGGTAGTTTTGCTAACCCGGGGTTGTCTTCTGGAACTGGTTTCAGCTCTCCACCCTCTTCCATCATCATCATCATTTGAGGGTTGACCATACCACCATGACCATACTCATCTACCATACCACCCATCTGCATTGGTTTTGGGCCAGCATTGACCATACCGCCACCATACATACCCTTCATGTTTGCTAAAGTGGCCATCTGTATAATTTTATCTATGCTTGAGTGACCGCCTTTTTCTGGCATGTCATTTATCATATTCAACATGGGTACTCCTATCATATCTACCGCTTCTTTTCGTATAACGAACTCACCGGGAGTAAGTATTGTTTTTACTGTATCTGTAGTTCCGGGCATTATTCTCTTATCTCAAAGTGTGGAAAGTCATCAAATTTATTGTCCTCTACTTCCCATCTTCCATTTTCTGAATACATATCCCAATTGCCTCCCCATCTTATCTTAGTGCCCATGCTCCGAGCAATGCCAATAACGAACCCAGCAAAGAGGGTTTGTCTTTCCCTGTCTGCCCAATCCACAGGATAAGGGGTAACGTCAACGGCTTTAGAAGGGTTAACATTATGCCTGCCATTAGGATACTTAACCTTAGTACGCTTCTCATCGTATAATTTATTTTGCCTCTCCTTGTTTCTGTAACCTTCTAAAATAGAGCAATCTACGTGCTTAATGACTTCATTAAACACATCCTGCAATCTTTGGTCACAAGTTGCTAATCTTTGTTTTGACTTTTTAGAGTACCTTGGCATGTGTGTATTTCGCTATGCTATGTTAATGATAAAAATACTAATAGTGCAATATATTTAGACTCTAGCACCTGTCATCCAACTGTATGCTTTTTTGGTTATTTTTCTTACAGGCCTATGTTCTTCATCCAATAAAGATTCTCGTTTGGTCTTAGAACTCTTCGGTGCTTTTGCAAAGTAATCCGCATAATACAAAGCATCCATTACGTCATCATTCTTTGGCTTTGGATGTTCGAAGAACTCATCTACCAGCTCTGTCATCTCTCTTTGTATGTACAGTTTTTTGGAATTAACAATAGGCCCAAGGCTTGTTTCCAGTCTATCTTGCTTTTTAATACGGGCAGGAGGTTTAACGCCTTTAAAGATTCCGGGCAACAGTCTTTTTTCCTTTACAGATAGTCTTGTTACCATATCCCTTACCATTTCCTGTGCCGCAACCGTCTCAATCGTAACTCTACGCACTGGAGAGTATTTGTTGGCAAGCCTGATTATTTCTTTTGGAACATCAAAGGTAGGTATCCTTTCACGAAAATACTCCAGAACATAGCGATTGTTACTAGAATCAATACCCATAACCAGTATCACTTGATAGTCAGAAGTCTCAGAAGCTGTAGCCGCAAGGTCAACTCCAATATAGATATTGATCGGTGTAGCATCTTCATTGTCCATCAAGTAATTAAAGTTATTCCTTGACTCTACCTTTCCATTGTAATACTGTATCCTATCTATCTTAAAAGAAGCATTGGTCACATCCCTAGCATCGTTCATGTATTCCTGTGCAAACTTATTTACAAGTCCTGCTTCTATGAACTCACGCTTCTTTGCATTTAGTTTCTTTTTGGAGAACTGACTTGCCCACAGTGGTTGACCATCCTCTATGGCTCTATAAAAGTTTACGTCCCAAGGGTATGTCCTTTTGTCCATTTGAGCCTTTTTCCAACCATCGTAGGTCATTTGCAGGTAAGAGTCATAGTGTACAATAGTCCCAGAAAGCCATATCCAGCCTTCCTTGCCCGGTGTTTCTTCTAAGGCGGGGTACACTGTGGATACGATCCATTTCTTGATGTCAGCACGCCTTTCTGGCGTTTTGGTGTTTAGTTCTGATTCAAAGTCATCAAGTACAATACCAGTATATCGTACATCTACCTCCGCTCTACCTCTAAGTCTTTGTGATGTACCCTTGGATATAACCCTATCCCCTTTTGGTGTGACCAAATCCTTCTCTGTCCATCTTTTTCCTACACTGGCACCATCCATGTTTCCAAAATAATACTTTATCATTTTGTTATCTTCAAAATGAGAGCGGATATACTTTAAATGGTCTATGGCCTGTGACTGCTCTTCCGATACCCAAGCTATAAAATGCTGGTCTCCCTCTTGTGCAAAGCACAGTTTGTGCATGATAGCCGCTTTTGCTATAACAGACTTGCCATGACCACGTGGAATAATATTACATATCCTTGCACCCGGTGCGGTATCTATCATCTTGTTTGCCATTTCATAGTGAAAGGGTGCTGATTCAGACTTCTTTAAGAAGTCGTTAGGAAGAAAGGCTCTGCCAAAGTAAATAAGATTTGTATATGCTTTTGCTAATACCTCATCTCGTTTGTCCATCTCTGATGGAGGTGGGGTGATGTTAAAGGTCATTTTTTTAATTGATTTAATACACTCTTAGCAAAAGGAATTGTATACTCTTCCATATCTTCCCTATATATTAAATCATTAAGATATTTTTGTTTATTTTTATTAGGCTCTACGGTTTTTATCATTCTATCAAGTCCTCTTTGTAAATAGTAAGACTTTTCTGGATTGCTCATGGCTATTGCCCTATCATAATCAATAAGTTCTCTTATTTTATTAAAAGCTCTAGAGCCATATTTTTTTAATGCCATATCTAAAATACTTCTCGTCCCTCCAGTTCCAGATATAGCTGAAAAAATAGGATTAACTCCACCTATGTAAGCAGGAGACTTATCTTCATATATAAATCCAGTTTGGTATAATTTTTCTTGCTCTGCTTTTCTTATCAAATTGTCAATATTGTCATGCACATTAGTTGAGATGGGTTGTGTCATTTGTAATAAGTTGTCATCCATTAGATAGTTCCTTTTTTGTTTCTGGCAATATACCTTGCTCAAATGCTTTTAGCTTCTCTCTGCTAAATCCAGAGAACTCCTGTATCAGTGCCACAGAATCTACTTTCTTTTCTGTAGACAGCAAACCTGTTATCTTCATTAATGTCTCTAGAGCTCTAAGTTTATCGTTGTCCCTGACATCTCTTTTGTCTATTACATCTTTCGTGCTTTCAAGGAGGTAACGTTTTGTAATACCTACTTCTGACATTAAACTTTCTATTTCTTTATCCACTGCTTGCCTCACTGTTTTGTTTTTAAGTAGTAGTGTTGACCTTCTTTCCGCATGGCCTAAGCTGTTCGTATTGGGAAATGCTTTCTGATAGGCTTTTATAGGTTCCATCCCGTATGCAACATACTTTGCAAAGTTTTTCTTTGATAAAGTTAAAAAACCTTCAGTTACTACAGCATATCCAGATCGTTTTGTAAACCTATACATCTCATCTTTTACAGTACCAGACTTCATGCCACTTCTTCTAAGATGAAACATCCCTATAATAGTTCTTACGTAATTGTTTTCTTTTTTAAATCCTTTCACTTGTCCTTTTTTAAGTATCTGCACTATTTTACCATCATCCGCAAGACACCAATCGCCTTCTTCTGCCTTAGCCCAATCCGTTATCAGGGGCTTATCGGGATGTGCATCAAGAAACTCCTGCTCTGATTCATAAGCATAGTGTTTCTTTCCTTTTATAGTGCGGCTCAGTGCCAAATCAGTTCTTCTCCTGATTGTCAAATAAATTGATATCCAGTATTTCCAACTCAGGCATATTCTTCATCCTATACAGTAATTCTGCAAACAGCCCCATTTGTTTGGATGTTGGTTCTATAATGTCCATAAGTTTTAATTCTTTGGATATCTCCCTGCAACGTTCCAAGTTTTCGTAGACAGAGCCTATCGTATAATCACCAAATACCGCTCTTTGATATAAACTTTTATGTTCGCTCATGTTTTAATTTAATAAAAACTTGACAATAATGTTTAGCGTTATATATATTTAATTATCTTGTTTTTGTTTGTTGAAGTTTTTTTATAATAGTACTATAGTATATATAGTATATATAGTATATATTATATA